GGGAAGACGAAAGTAAGCCTACTATCAAAATAGCCCCAAGATTCCCCGTAGTGCTTGGTAGAATCAATAGCAATACTTCTGATACTAGAGGCAATTGCAATTTCTACTTTGTTAATAATAACATTAACACAGGAGGATTCATCCATAGATTAGACACTAGTAGGCAAGCAGCAGGTGCATTTCACGCTCCTTCTGAGACATTTCGATATTGGGATTTACAGAAGTTTGAAGGGGGAACGATAACAAAGGAATTTGAAAGCATATACAACAATGGTAGAAAGAATCAACAACTACAAGGCTATGCAGTTGGTTATTCCATAACACCTGATGGGAAGGCTACTGCCAGTTCCCCAACTGCTACTCCAAACAATCTACCAATCAATGGGAGTAATACGATAAAGGGTTGGACACATTTAGATAATTTCTATGGCCCCGATGCAGATGATTTGATTCTATCATATACTGCTATGGATGGAGGAACAACAGAAGAAGATATTGAATATGGTGCGTTTGAGCAGATAGACCCAAGGACAGATGGTTATGAATTACTTGCAGTTGGTGACTTATTCCCTGATTCAAAATTAAGACACAACAACCAAGGTAATGCTTCGCATACTGTTCAATATAGAGAATTAGGAGTCATGATGGAAAATGAGTCATCTATATCCACAACCACAACTCATCAGGAATATACCGGACAGACAAATCAAACACTTCTTACTGAGAATAACTTTGAAGGAAATGAGATAGAACATGCATTCGGCAAAACTCCAAGAGATACAAGGAGATATGGAGTGGTGCGTTTAGTAGAGGCTACCTTTGATTGGCATTTCAATCCCGTCAAACTAGAAGATTTGAAGGAAGTAGATGATATTCCCTTAGTTCCATATTTCGATTATGTGATGTTTGACAACCCAACAGTTCTCACTTCTACACAAACTATTGGTTTGAATGGGTCATCAGATGTAAATGTCACTTCAAACACAGTAACAGAAACTGATGGGGATATGTTCTACTCAAAAGACTACATTGGTGAGAATCCCTCTTCTACATTAACCAAATATGGAGGACTTGCTGGTTCTAATGGATTTGTCGCAGTTAAGAAATCTTCAGCATGGGGTAGTGCCGATAGTGGAAATCATGCATATCGAGGAGATGGAGCAATTAGTTTTGATGACCTGATGGTCTTAGATGGGAAAGAATCTAGTGGCACGATATATCTCTATGGGACTGTGCCTTTCAAAATATACAGGACTGCGGCACATAGCATTGATGGGATAGATACTCGGAGTGCTAATTATAGAGCAGAAAGAATGGATGGGACGAAGGATATTCGTTTCACCAATGTATGGTTGACTAGAGAGAAAACCAAGACAAGTAAATTTGAATTTGGTCATCTGAAGAGTGGTAGTGCCGCATATGATGCCCCGAATGTTATCCTACCATTAATTTCCCAAGAGAGGGATTTAGAGTATGGTGGGGGTAGTGCAAACGAAGACATTGATAGAACTTGTTCCATGTATCATCCTCCTAGTAGATGGCTTGGTTACAATGAAGATTACAACCAATCTTATCTCCATACGTCAAGGGTAATTAATGCATTACAAGACTTGGTTAGAGGAGATGCAGATAGTAACTTCACATCTGATTTTGGCCCACGATATGGGTTAGGAGTAGATAGTAACTTCACAACCGTTGGCCACCCATATGCAGGTTGCCTTGGTGTTTTCAAGAATCTGAAATTAGGCATGACTGAAACTGATGAAACAGAATTAATGAAACTGCCTACTACCATGACTTCAACTCATAGTCATACAAGTGCGCCCCTCCGTTTAGATACAGGTTTTGCCGCATACATCAATGACTTGGGTGCAAGTAACAGCAATGACCAGCATACTACTACTACAATGATACAACCATATTCTGGTGATGTGAGGGTTGCAATGTGTGGAACCCGAACAGAAGTCAAACTATTAGAAGGACTTGAAGACTATGTGGAAGCATCCACTTATACAGACACACATCAAGCCTTATCCAATTCTCAAAAGGAAGGCTTGGTTGCCTCAGCACAAATGTTAGTCAAACCAATCTTTGACCTCGATGATGTTGTTCCCAGTTCCCTCACAAACACCTACAATTCTACGACAAATGAAACTACACTTGTTTTCACTTTGGATGAAGTTTCTTCTCATATTTGGTTAAGTTTCATGCCCAACCTAACTAATTACTATTTGGTTTCTGAAAAGGCATCTAGTGCAGATGCAACTAAGGCATACAATAGTGCAGATGACATTAATCTACGAAATAGTAAGAACCCAATTATGCCAAGCAGTATAGTCAAGATTATCTCCCATAGTGTTTCTCAAGCCCCTTCTACTTCAGCAATAGAAAAGCACACAATTGTTGTGGACGGCCCACTATTGGATAGAACCAAGTGTCGATTCTATAGATTGATGAAAATAGATGAAGTAACATTCAATGAACATAGTGACTACATAGAATTCAATGTGATGAAGCAAGTAAAAAGGGCAGTCAATTTCAAGACTGGTGAATCAGATGGCGATGTTGATTTCCATTATCAAGAATCTGCTTATCAGATGCATTTACTATTGGATATTGATTCTAGTATTGCTAGTGATAGGAAACTAGAGATAAGGAAGGGAAGTGAGGCTATATCTGGTTTCACACATTTAGAAATGATAGAACTCAACTTCACCGATGGCAACAATTCTACGAATAAAATAGTGACAGTTTCCACAAAGCGACCACTCTTGGGCAATGACCCTTCTACAGGTTTCAAAACAACCCCAACTGTTGCTACTGAATCTGGTTTGACTTTCAAATTTGGTGGCAACTTAAATGGGAATGGAGTAATGTCAATTGGGGAGGTATTTGAAATGAGACTTGCTAGAAATACCAAATTGAGAAATCCCACTAAATGTCACATAGGAACGACATATACAATAGGCGCACAAGTCAAAACAGAAGTAGAAAACATAGTGAAAGGCGTAGGTTTGGACTATGATGCTAAGAAGAGTTTCATTATACCAACTGGTAATTTGGTGGCTAGTAGCACATCTACGAGTGTAAATTGTTTAAGTGCGGTTCAAGGTCTTGTAAGTGGTGATGTAATTTATACACATGATGGGCATTTAGTTGGTAAAGTGACAAATGTTTCTAATACTACTATAACCATAGAGAAGCGATATTATACTCCAACCCAACATGATGAGTTAGTCCTTTGGGATAGCAAAACATTCGTATCGACATTGAAGTTTGATAACACCAATGTCTATTCTACTCTCAATGCATTGTTGGTTAAGAAGGGTATGGATTATGATATCAAAAATGGTAAGGTCACAGTTAGGGATATAGAAGATACGAAACATCTGCGTGTAGCCTCAATGAGTTATGCTGAATCTGATAAATTGCTATCAGTATCCACTAATAAATCGCTATTTGATAAAGCAAATAGGATTGTTCTTATTGGAGATAGGGTGACACATACTGTAGAAAGGCCCACTAAAGGCGAAACTAGAGAAGTTAGAGTAGTGGATTCTACCATCAAAACGAGAACAGAAGCCGAAACAAGGGCTAATGAACTCCTATCATTGCATAGTGATGACTTGAGGAAGATTACAATTAATGTCCAAAAAGAAGGGTTGGAATTAATTGAAGCGGGAGATATCCTTCGCTTATCGTTCCCCAATCACCATATTCCCGCAGGTGATTATGTTGTGTTTGAGATAGAGAATGTTCTTGCTGGCACATTACTAATGACAGTTGGGACGTTTAACAAGACAATTGCAGAAAGATTATCTGAATTGAATATGACACAGGGAGATATCAGCACTAGTTTATTCAAGAGAAACTCTGTAGAAATATCAGGTGGAACTTTCCTTTTCGATGAGATGGGTATTAATGTTGTAGGTGTGTCGTATGAAATTGTGGGGTCTTCAAACTTGTTATCATACAATTCAAACATGGGTTTTGATGACTTGGTGGGTTTCACAGAAGAAGTTGGATTTGAGCATAGCACGGTCACAAAGAAGAGTTATGGAAGTAAATTCTTTGAACAAGAAGCATACGGAGGATTAAGCCAATGATAGTTAATACGGGTAAAGACGATGTTGCAAGTAAAATTGCAGCAGCATATACAGTTGTGAAAGTGGGTAATGGTGGGGATGATACGGCTGCTTCACAGGATGCACTAGATGCATATGTAGCACAAAAAAGCGTAACTCCATCACGAATAGGTTCACATCTAGTTTGGACGGTGGATTTCCTTGGTTCAGATTTGGGGAATCACGGTGTATCTGAATTAGGTATCTTCGATTCATCCGATACCCTCTTGAGCCGAGTCACTTTCACAAACACAGGGATAGTTGCCTCATCGGACACGGTTACTTTCACAGTTAGAATAGAGGTGGCATGATGACTAATTCAAATCCGGGGTTCTTATCCACACTATCTACCAACCCTAACACTAGGATAGTAGATGGAACAGACAATATCCATAGTGGAATAATTAATGCGTTAAACGTAGGTTTGGCCC